TGCGGCGGGTGGGGCGAGGTGGCTGATGCAGAGGTTTGACGAGCCCTGGTCTGCGCCCGAGGTGCTGCTGCTTACGAAGTTGTGGGCGGACGGCAAAAGCGCGTCGCAGATCGCTGCCGAAATTAAACACACAACCGGCACTCGCCGGTCGCGCAACGCGGTGCTTGGCAAGGCGCACCGTTTGGATTTGCCAATTCGCAAGTCGCCCATCGCTCCCGTGCGCCGTGGGCGCAGCGCGAAGGACTATCAGCGGCTGCTGACCCATCCGAATGAAGATTGGCTGAAGTGGGAAAAATGAAAAGGAGAAGAAGATGAGTAGCCTAAAAGATATTATTTCCGGCCAGAGTCTTAGCCCCCCAATTGTTTTGCTCTATGGCCCACCTGGCGTCGGCAAAACGACCTTTGCGGGCAATGCCCCAAAACCTATTTTCATTCAAACGGAAGACGGTGCTGGCGTTGTTGGCGCTGACCGCTTCCCGCTGGCGGAAAGCTACGACGCCATCGAGGCGCAGCTTGGCACGCTGGTCAAGGAAGACCACGACTTTAAGACGCTGGTAATTGACTCTCTTGATTGGCTGGAGAGTTTGGTCTGGGCAAAGGTGTGTGAAGTGCAGGGCCTCAAAAGCATTGAAGACGCTGGCTATGGCAAGGGCTATGTGTTCGCGCTCGACTTCTGGCGACGGTTTTTGAACGGCGTCGCCGCCCTGCGTAAGCAGCGCGGCATGGCGGTCGTGATGATTGCGCACTCGCATATTCGCAAGTTTGATGACCCTGCCGGTGAACCCTACGACAGGTTTGAAATCAAGCTGCACCGCAAGGCGGGCGACCTGTGCATGGAAGCGTCCGACCTGATCGGCTTTGCCAACTACCGCACGGCGACGAAGCAGATTGACGGCGGCTTTGGCCGCAAGATCACACGCGCCGTAGGCACTGGTGAGCGAGTGCTGTTCACCTCAGAGCGGCCCGCATTTATCGCGAAATCACGCTACCCCGTACCGCATGAGTTGCCGCTTGAGTGGTCCGCGCTCGTGGATGCCATTGTTGGAAAGGAAAAGAAAGATGCAGCTTAACTACACAGTAGGCAGTTCGCCCGCACCGCAGAATGACTTTCAGCCGTTGGCTGCTGGCACTTATCCCGGCCAGATTGTTGAGTGGGCAGAACACACTTCTAAGTCCGGCAACCAGTGCCTGAAGCTACAGGTGCGGCTCGAAAACGGGCGCGTCCTTTGGGACTACCTCGTTATGCAGGCGGCCGACGCCAGCAACCCCAAAAGTGCGACGGCGATTGAGATCGCAAAGCAGCGGCTGGACTCCATCGGATCGGCGCTAGGGCTGCAAGTCATTGCACAAGCCGATGACCTGATCGCCAAACCGTTGGCGGTCAATGTTGGCGTAAGGCCGCCAGCTAACGGCTACGACGCCTCAAATGAAATCAAAGGATATGCAGCGGCATCCATGCCTAGCCAGGGGCAGCCCGCCGCCGCTGCATCAGCGCCACCGGCCCCACAGCCGGTGTCTCCGGCAGCTTCTTCGACTCCCTGGAGCTAGCAAAGGAGAAGGGGGCGGGCGCTGTTCCTCCGACCCGCCCCCGCGCTTTCTTATGGATTTATCGTTTACTGATCCTACGCTCGCGGCTGCTGACGCTGCGCTCGAAGCCGCCGAGTTGTCCAAGCCGCAGCGCGGCTATCTCGGCATGAGCGGCATTGGCGACTGCCCGCGCAAATCTTATTATCAATTCTATGCGGCGGGGCAGCAGCCTTTTGCCGCCAAGACTTTGAAGAATTTTGCAGACGGCCATCGCACTGAGGACTTGGTGATCGAGCGGCTGCGGGCCGTTGATGGTCTGACGATCATTGACCGCGATCCTGACACGGGCAGGCAGCTTGAGGTCAGCGACCACGAAGGTCACTTTCTTGGGCACCTCGACGGCGAGGCGTTTGGGCTGCTGCAAGCGCCAAAGACGCCGCACGTTTTTGAGGTCAAATGCACTTCAGAAAAGGTGTTTGCGCGTTTTCAAAAGTGCAAAGAAAAGCACGGCGAGAAGGCTGCACTGCGCGAATGGAATGAGACGTACTACGCGCAGCATCAAGTCTACATGCTCTATCGCGGCAGAACGCGTGGCTGGATGGTTGTCGCTACGGCTGGCGGACGCGATTGGGATTCGTGTCGCACGGATTTTGATCGCAAGGCGGCAGAGTTTTATTCAGCCCGCGCCGCCGACATCATCTTCACGCCCGACGCCCTGCCGCCAAGGATTGCGGACTCTCCTGATTTCTACAAATGCCGCTGGTGCCAGTTCTCAAAGATTTGTTACGGCGAGACTGCCGCCAATCGCAACTGCCGCACATGCGTGTGGTCTGCGCCGGTCGAGAACGGCGGCTGGTTGTGCAATCGCCATGACAAATCGCTGACGGTGAGTGAGCAGATTGAGGGCTGTAGCGATCAGCGTTTCCGCCCTGTGCTTGTGCCTGGCGAAGTGGTCGAGGTGCATGACGACCGCATCGACTACCGCATGACCAATGGCAAGTTGTGGTCAGACGAGGGTGCGGATGGTTAGGCCGTTGTTTCTTCACGGCGGTCAGTCTCGCTTGATGTCGCTGGTCGAAGCCAAGTCGAACGCTGTCGTCGGGCTGCTTGTCTCGTGGCTGTTTACTTACTTTTGCCTGCCGTGGTTTGGGCTGGAGCCGTCGCCGCTCGACGCGACGTGGATCACGGCTTGCTACTTCGTGCTGTCGCTGGGGCGCTCATATGTTCTGCGGCGTGTTTTCAATCGGTTGGTGCGGTGACGCCGCGCGGCCTGTGCGTGGCGTGTTGGAAATACGAGCGCGGTTTTGGTTACCGCATCGGTCTGCGGCGGCGCGTCTGGTTTTGCTCACGGGAGCATCAAGTTCGGTTTGTGAAGGAGTTTTTGATGGTGGATTGGACTGCAGAAGAAGACGAGATGCTGCTGCAAGCTGGCAAGGCGGGCGGCGAATATCTCGACAGCATTGGCGTCACGGACTTGGGGCGGCTGAACAAGGTGCAGTGGACGATGTTCCTGCGCTGCCTGGTTGGGCGGCTGGCAGAGGTGCGGCCCGATTGGCATAGAAAGTGGGAAGCTGAGATAGACAGCGATCCTGACGATCTGGCGTTGCCGTTCTGATCGTGTGGTATGTCGGCGCATATGAGAAATCCGGCGTGATGGCGCAAGAGGCCGTCGCTGTTGGGTTGCGCGCTCTCTGCGTTGATTTAAGCGCAGAAGCTGGTGAGCGCGATGGCGTAATTTATGAACGCGCTGACATGATGACATGGGTGCCACCTCGCCACGTTGTCGAGCAGGGCGTCAGCTTTTTTGCTGCGTTCCCGCCATGCGATCACTTGGCAGTGAGCGGGGCGCGTTGGTTTGCGGGCAAGGGCTTGGGCGCACTTGCTTCAAGCGTTCAGCTTTTTGAACGTGCAGCGTTTTGGGCTGAGTGGTTTGGGGCGCCGTACCTGATCGAGAACCCTGTCTCGACTATCAGCACTTATTGGAGAAAGCCCGACCACACGTTTCACCCGTGGCAGTACAGCGGCCTGTGTGCCGCTGACACTTACACAAAAAAAACATGCCTGTGGACGGGGGGGGGCTTTGTCATGCCGCCGTTTAGCCATGCCGGTGATGTCGAGCCCGACGACCGCATACACAAGGCGCCGCCTTCAGAGACGCGCGCGGCTTTCCGATCAGCTACGCCGCTCGGCTTCGCGCGCGCTGTCATGCAGACGGTGGCGTAATGTCAGATAGATTTCAGAAGGTCGTCAATATCAATGCGACGCTGCTCAAGGAGCGCACGCAGATCGTCCGACAGTGTGTCGGGGATGCCGCGCTCTCCAGCGTCCCAACGCTGCACTGTGCGCAGCGCGACGTTCAGATCACGGGAAAGAGCGGCTTGCCAGCGAAGCCCATAAAGGGCTTCGCCGACAGCGGTGAGTTGGTCGCGGGTCACTTTTTAGTCACCACGAAGGTGCAGAAGATAGCCGATGGGACACTTATACTTGCCCCACTCCAGCGCAAACATTTCTCTTATGCGCTTATCAATTTCTTCCGCTTCTTGGTCGGAAAAAATTCGTTCTCCCGTGCCGTAGTTAATGACTTCGCGCGGGTCATCATCAAAATGAAAATCCATCTCATTCACAAAGAGCGCGTTT